TGTTTCACCTGAACGAGATTCCTCTACTGTTACTACCCCATCTCTACCTACTTTCTCTAATGCTGTAGCTACTAATTCACCTATTTCAGTGTCGCCATTAGCTGATAATGTTGCTACTTGCTTAATTTGTTCTTCACCTGTAATGTCTACTGACATTGATTTTAATTCAGCTACTACTTCTTTAATAGCGGCTTCAATACCACGCTTAATTTGAGTTGCGTTAGTTGAAGGATTTGCTGTTGCATTTAATGCTTGTTCTGCAATAGCATATGCTAACACAGTAGATGTTGTTGTACCATCACCGGCTGCATCTACTGTTTTTTGAGCTGCTTGCTTAATAACTGTAGCAGCCATATTCTCAATTGGGTCTTCTAAAGTAATTGTTTTAGCTACTGTAACACCATCTTTAGTTGATACTACTTCACCATGCTCTTTTTCAATTAATACGTTACGTCCAAACGGACCCATAGTAACTGAAACTGCTTTATTTACTTTATCAATACCGCTTTGTAATTTTTCTTTCGCCTCACGGTCGAAACTAATAATTTTACTCATTTTCTGTTGTTTTTTCTATAATTGCAATTAAATCTGTTTCTTTACATACAACGTATTCATCGCTGTCTACGGACATTCTAATGCCTCCAAACGCAGGAAATACTACTGTTAAACCAACTTCTAAAGTTGTTTTTACAAAGGCACCTGTTTCAGTGGTTCTACCACTTCCGATAGCTACGATTTCACCCATTAATGGTTTTTCTTTACCCATATCAGGTATTAAGATGTTTCCATACATCTCTTCTGTGTTGTCAGTCTGTTTAAGCACAACGTTGTTGTGTAACGGTATTATTTTCATTTTTGTTATTTTTTACTTTAGTAAGATACGGACAGGTCTCTTGCTTTCAAAACTTATTTAATCGTAACTTTTTTAGGTTTATTTTCTTTAGCAAATGGTATGTCTAAAGTTAATAAACCTTTATCTAATTTGGCCTCTAATTTGGACAAATCAAATTTGCTTGAAATTTTCCAAGCGATATCAAAACTTGCTTTTTTAATTGAACGTTGGAAGTATCTATATTCATTTTGTTCTTCTTCTTCTTCACTTATTGGTTTGCGATATGCAACACGAAGTGTTTCTGAATCAACTATAATGTTAAGTTCTTCCTTATCTAGACCAACTGCTGCAATCTCAATACACAAGCCATTATCCGTTTCTTGGATATCGCAAGGGTGAGATACTGCTTTTTCTTTAATTGGTCTGTAAAGTGCATTTGGATCGAAGAATGATTTCCATAGAAGATCAAATTCTTCATCAAATTTCCAAAAGTCGTTGTAAGTTGGGGGGTAAATGTCTAATCTAGTAGACGGTGTTGTTGTTCCTATTCCTACGGTTCCACTAGAACTAAATAATAATGGAGATGTAGTAAATGTTGATAATCCTGTTGTGTACGTTGCTGTTCCTGAAGTGCCATTTGTTAATGATAGGCCATCGGTAACTACGAACACGCTGTTGCTATTGTTCATGTTTTTTGTTTTTGTGCACCCCTAAGGTATGCGGTTTAAAATAATTTGAGACCTGTCGTATCTCAAATATAAATATATACAAAGTTATATTCTCGCAAGAATTATATAAGAGGATTTTTGCTTTTCTTCATTCTCAAACTCTAATTTCATAGCACCATCATTTGAAACATAGGCTTTACCTGTAGCATTGTAGTTAGCATCAAATATAGCTTTTAAATAATCTGCATTAAATTTTAATGTGGTAGAATCTACTACTAAACTTGATATTGGTATTTCAAATTGTATTTTATTTGAATGGCCTTCGGGTTCGCCTAGTGTAAAGTTTACTTTATGCTCACTATCCTCGTTTGTGTATGCTTTTAATATTGTTGTGTCCGAATTTAATGCTTTTTTAGCTTTAATCCAATTGTTAATTAATTCGGTATCAATATCAAATTCATAGTCGCTTTCAAAGTCATTAACTGTAAAGTTAACGTTCGGTGCTAACATTAAGTTTGCTAATGCGTACTCTAAGTTATATTCGCTGTCGGCTAATAGTAGTTTAGTTGCAATTTTACCTTCAAGTTGTATATCCATAGTAAGGAATTGGTTGCATATACCGACAAGCTTTAAAAATTTAGATGTATCGAATATTACAAATTCACTATCTGGAAATTCAAATGGAGCAGTAACTACCCCTACCATATCCTTAGTTGGTGAGAATGTTTTAATTGTAACAGTATTGTCTTTAATTGTCCATTTTACTTTTTCGCCTATACCATTTAGGTAGTACTTGTCTATGATTGATACTAATGATTGTTTTTCCATATTATTTCCAAAGTATTTGTATTAATATAATTGATATTCCTAATCCTATACACACTAATGTTTTTAAGGTAAATGGTTCTTTAAAGAAATAATGACTTAATAAACTAAATACAGTTATTCCTAAACCAAATCCAATTAAACGACTAGGCCATATCTCACCATTAAATGCTAATATAAAATGTTCAACAGACTTAACGTATGCTAAACTTAAAGGTATGCTTAATACCATCATTGGCCAAAAATATTTTGGGTACCAACCCAATTTCATTGCGCCTTGTAACTGCATGTATGAACCTATTTGTCCTAATAAGCCATACATAATTCCATAAATTATTTCCATAACGTGAATATATAACCTTTATTTTGATTAATCAAATTTAAAAAACTTACCTGCCTTCTCATGCATACTAGGAAACGCCCACCCAAGATCATCATAAATACCTACTAATTTATTCATTAGTGATGATTCGAATCCCTGCTCTCTATCAGCATATTTTTCAATAAATTCATTTATAAATTCAGGATCGTTACCTGTTAAACCTATTACATCAATCCTAAATGGATTATCCTTTAATTGAATATATTTCATTTTATCACCCTCTCTAAAGCATGGATATTTTTTATCTAATTTTTTAAAGCGTAGTAAATCATTATACCATACTGCTGCTTTAGTATTGATAGGGCATTTTAATTTTAATGTACTAAATATTTCACCAATACCAGGCTTACGTTCAATATAGGATGCTACTTGCTTTACTCCAGTGGGTTTAGCTATATCCTCAATAGGTAAATCTTTAACATATTTTTTAAAGTCAAGTATACGTTTATCTATTTCCTTTTTATCAGTACCAAACATTATTTGTTGTAATAATTCCTCTCCAAATTTACGATACATTGGAGTCATATTTGATTTCATTAGATCAAGACCCATCATTACCATTTCATCAACAGTAACACCTTCCTTATTTACAATGTACATTGCATAACGTCTTTTACCTGCAAAGTAACCCCTTTCAATAACCACTTCTTGTTTTAATTCAAAGTAGTGATCGCCTTTAATATTGAAGTTCTCTCTAGCTACTCGATTAATATTAGCGTTAGCATGTTTTTGTACCTCAGTAGCAATTTCTAATACAGCTTTAATATATTCATCTTTAGTTTTAGTTTCAGGATAACGTTGTAATACTAAATCCTTAACTTGAATGAATAATGAATCGGTATCTGAAGTAATAACATAATCTTTATCTGTAGTACTTAATTGTTCATTCATCCATAAATTTATAAACTTAATAGATTCCTGAGTAACACGTTGTCCTGTTAATGTAATTGCTTTAGATATGATTTTATGACCATCTGTATAGCGCCAACCATTAATAGCATAGCAACCATAAACGTCATTTAATTTAATTTTGTAAGCGTGTTGTCGTCTATTATAGAATTCGCCTTTAACAGCATCACCTGCTTTATAGGCTTTCTTCATTAGGTTTTTATACTCAACACGTTTATTGAACCAATCAGTTAATACTTCACAAACTACAGATGGCTTATCAGTTCTAAAGATAGCACCTGATGCCGCTATCATCATTCCTCCTTGTTCAATATAATCAATAATTTGACCTACAGTGGCTTGTGTTTGATTAGTAGTTTTATCGTCGCGTAGACGCTCAATAGTAATCAATTGTTCATGGTTCATTCCTTTAAGGTCATCTAATGTCCAATTATTATCGTACTTACCATCATTCATTATTCGGCCAATATATGTCTCAATTCCAATATTAAGCGAGCGTATAATGGACGGATACAACGACGTAAAGTCTAAATCAATAACCCATTCATAAAGTCCAGGTACCGGATCTTTTAAGTACCCACCTGCGTATTCTTCTTTTATGTCATATAATGCAGGTCGAGTAGTGGTAGGTTTATTTGGTGAAACTATACCCTGGCGTTTTAGATATGTCAATATAGCGCCATCATTTAATGCTGTAGATAGATAGATTTGTTCATAAGGCACATGACATAAGTGACAGATAGTAATTGTTAATTCTATAAATTTGAATTTCTTTTCTAATTCAATTAATATTTCAACGTCACGAATATTATATTCAATAAATTTATTTACATCTTCAGTAAATAATCTATCAAGATTACCTTCATATTCTATTTTACCTAAATTAACATATTTTTCTCCTATATCTCCTAATTTGTAAGATGGTTCGTTTTTAGGATTATATTTTTTAAATAATAACATATAATCTAAATGGTTTAACCCAGCTAATTCTACAGGAGCATCATGTGTATATGTTCCAAATTTTACTTTACGAAGAGGAGATAAACGAGATGCCTCAGTAGTACCTAATTGATTTTCTATTCTATAATATAGGAATGGAACGTCAAAGTATTCAGTATTCCATCCTGTAATAATAGTTGGGTCTAATTCTTCCCATAAATTAAGGAATGCGTGTAGTAAGTCATGCTCATGAGCGAATGGAATTACAGCTCTATTTTCCTCATTAATAGTTTCTAATTGTTTAGCTTCATCTAAGATTAAGCAGTAATACTTTTGAGTATTATTATCATAAACAGCTATAGAGGTAATTTTAGTAGGAGCATTCTTAATGAGCTCAGGTGTTAATGCGCCTGCAATTTCACACTCAATATCAAAGTAAATTATATTCTGCCATTCAGCCGTATCGTCTGTATCTTTATACTTGTCAATTAATACAGCGGTATAAGCATCTAAATCAGATTCATATAATGAATTATCCTTCCAATCATATTTGGTTACGGCGTTAGCTCGTTTACCATCTAGTGTTGGATATTGACCATTAGGATCTATCTTAAAGCGAGGGCGGTGGTATTTAAATTCACTCCATCCCGTTTTGTCGTCTCTAAGGTTAAATGTATAGGTAGACCTATCGTAGTATATTGCTTGATACATAACGTAAATATAAGGTGGGAGATTTTGACTCCCACTTATTATAATGAACCTCTTTGCTTATCATTTTGCCACTGCCCATCATATTTGTCAGCAGGCTCACACTCATGAAAGTAAATTTGCGCTACTCGAGCATCTTTTTCAATGAATATGGTTTCATATACGTACACTAATGTACCCATAAATTCAGTTTCAAACCCTGGATCAAATACAGGACTATTAATTATAGCACCATTGCGATATAATGATGAACGTTGTTTAATAAATGCTACACGATTTTCAGGTATTTTACAACCTTCATTAAATGTAACATCATATATACCTTCGTGCAATAACCAACCAGTATCACCATCTAATTGAATAGTGTCAAGTGGAGTATAAGTAGTTAACTGTGTTTTGTCTTTTAATACTTTACCTACTTTACCACCTCTAGATAAGTTGTAAACACCACCACTAATTTTATTGCCTACTTTTTGTACTGCTTTAAGGGATAAATCATAACCAACTTGTGCTGGTTTGCCTTGTGTGTGTTCTAATAACAATAGACCTTCGTCTATAACTTGTTTTACGTTTAACATAACTTTATTTTTTATACTGCAAATGATTCACCGCAACCACAGGTTCGTGAAGCATTTGGATTAATAAATTGAAATCCTTTACCATTTAATCCACCACTAAATTCTAATTCAGTGCCGTAAAGATACAATAGAGATTTCATATCTACAAGTATTTTTACGCCTTTATCTTCTGATAATGTATCAGATGGGAGTTGTTCAGTATCAAAGGATAAATCATAAGATAATCCACTACATCCACCTCCTTTAACTGATACTCTAACAAATGGAGTTTGAAATCCACTTTCTTCGATTAGTGAATTTAATTTTATTGCTGCTGTTTCTGATACTGTAATCATTAAATATGTGATTCTTCAAATATAATTGCTTCTAAACCTTGTTTTACTCTATAATCATTGATGGCTGCTTTAATAGCGTCTTCTGCTAAAACAGAACAGTGAATTTTAACTGGAGGTAAATTTAATTCCTCTACTAAATCCATATTATCTATAGTAACGGCTTCATCTAATGATTTACCTTTTAACCATTCAGTAGCTACTGAAGAAGATGCAATTGCTGAGCCACATCCAAATGTTTTGAATTTAGCATCAATAATTATATTATTTTCTACTTCTATTTGTAAACGCATTACATCTCCACATTCCGGAGCTCCGACTAATCCAGTACCAACATTTGCTTTAGATTTATCTAAAGTGCCTACATTTTTTGGATTTGAGTAGTGATCCAACACTTTATCTGAGTATGCCATATATATAAATATTACATTTCTTCAGCAATTCCTAATACTTCAGCTATAATTAATAAAGCACCAGCTAATGGTAATTTACCAAATATTAGAGCAAATCCTGCTCCAAATCTAAATCCAGATTTAACTAAACTAATCCAGAAATGCCAATTTGTATGTGCTTCTTTAGGTTGCATATTAGAATTTTGTTCCGTTTACTTCAATTGCATGTAAAAATTCTTCTCTAATTAAATTATCTTTCTCCATAAACACACCACTAAATTTATTTGTAGTCATTACAGAGCCATGTTTAATACCTCTATGTGAACAACAAGTATGTTTACAAGCAATACTAACTGCTACTGAATTACATATCATTTTTTCAGCAATGTAATCATGAATTTGTGTTGTTAATGATTCTTGCATTTGTGGTCTACGTCCAAACCATTCAACGATACGATTTAATTTACTTAAACCAATAACGTTTTCAGCAGGAACATATGCTACTGTAGCGTAACCTGTAAATGCTAAATTGTGATGAGCACACATACTAACAATAGGAATACCTGATTGAATTACTAATCCATCATAACCTTCATCATTAGGAAATACTGTAATATTTGGTTCATCACTAACTGATCCTACAATAAGATCTTTAAGCCAAGCTTTTGAGACACGCATAGGAGTGTCGACTGTTTGTCTATCAGCTTTATAATCAAAACCAACAGCATTTAAAAAATTACCATAATGGATAGCAGCCTCTTCAATCATGCTATTTATTTCTTCTTGTGTACGAGGCAAATTGCCATTTGATTTTCCTAATAAATTCATTTTGTTTAGTTTTTACGTTCCCAATATAATTTCCTTACTTTGGCTCCCAACTCTTGATCGTTAGGAGTTCCTAGAATGGTGTTATAGTCTACTGCTATAGCTCCGTGTTCTGTTCCTCTATTGTAGCAATTAGGACATAATTGTCCTGCACCTTCAATATAGCCATGTCTCATATCAATGTGAGTAGAGCGTTTATATGCTGTTTCTACTCCACATAATACACAGTGATCATAGTCATCAGCATGAGCTTTATTATCTGCTTCTAAAGCACAGGCTAAATGGTCAAAGCCATTTAAATAATCATAATCTACTTCTGAGGTATCTTTACCACAGTACTTACAAATGAAAGGTATCATATATTATACGTTTAATGTTTTATTCCAAGCAGCAATATGTAATCTAGTTAATCCTCTAAATCTATATTTTTTAGCCATTTCAAGACAGAATCTAGTACGCTCTTCAAAATCAGAAGCATCATCTAAACCTGGCATACAAACAACGTTTTTAAGAGGTATATTAAATGGTTCTACGAAGTCACGGAATAATTCCAATACATCATCTTCGGTGCTGATAACGAACTTAAATTGATAGTTTTTGTGTTGTTTAATACGCTCAATTGCCTCTGGTACAATACGTTGTTTAGCTGTCATACCTGAATTAGATAATTTAGGTGAGCAGTTGATTTGATCTAACATATTAAATAACTTAACATCTATTACTATAGTACCGTTAGTTTCAATTTCATAGAATGGATGAACATCATTTCTATCAAGATACCTTGACATCCAATGATTAGTAAAATTAACAATAGCTTCTTGGTGTCCTTTAATTGTTGGTTCACCACCAGTCCAAATAATATGAACTAAACCATTTTTAATATCTTCATATACTCCTTCTTCTTTCCAACGATTAATTAAATAATCGAATTCTTTATCTTCACCTCTCCATAACCATTGACTTGTTGAATCACAAGTCCATGTTGCTTTACCTTCTTTAACTAAGTCACCTTCGAATATTTCTCCGTCTTCTAGCTTTTGTTCTTTTTCTAATTGATTAGTAAATGCTCTACTCATACCACAGGTTAGGTTACAAATACCTAAACGAACAAAGTATGATGGAATACCTGATGATATACCTTCGCCTTGTACTGTGTAAAAGTCACTACTAATAAGTAGTTTATTTGGATTTATTTTGCTCATTTTCAATTGATTTTTCTTCTGTAATAGTAGTACCTCTTTCTTGCCCTTTCCACTCTGTTTTGGAAGTATATTTCCATTGTGAACCAGCCATTTGATAGGCTTGAGTATCAGACACTCTAATAATGTTGCCTGTCTTTGTATTTTTTAAACATTTCATATTGTCCATGTTTTAATAGTAAATAAAAAACATCCACCTTTTTAGGGGTGGATGTTGGGTTGCGAATTACGCTTGAGCAAATTCAGCGTTTTTAACTCTACGGCTAGTTAAATTATACATTGCGTTAGCAATTGTATTATTTACTCTACGTGCACCGTTAGTTACATTAGATAAATGGCTAACTGAATAACCTGTCTCTTCAGATAATCTTGTCAAATCACCAGTTTTTTGACGGTGAGTAAAGAATGACAATTTTGCTGTGCGGTTTAAATAGTTCGCACGAACTTTAGTTTGATAACTCATAACTATATTTGGGTTTTTATTTACGAATTGTGTTCAGCTAATACTGCTTCAACATGAGCCTTAGCTACTTCCCATGTTACTGGTCCTGTTTCGTCAGCATATGCTACAGGATCAGGACGTCCTAATTTAATAAATGCTTCAATACGTTCTACTGATGCTGCTGATTTATAATCAGAATACCATTTTTCTATTAGTGTTGTTTGTTCATCACCATAAAAATTTCCTTCATCATCTGTTTTAAACCATTTATGTTCAGTAGTAATTTTAATTGGTTTATAAGATGTATTTGTACGCTTATATACTTTATTAAAATCAAGACCTAAGATATCACAAGATCTTTGCCCGTCCTCTAAGATATCAAATTTATTTAACTCAAGATAAGGAGTAGTAACAGTTACTAATTCTGAATCCCAGTTACCAATTTTAAATGCTTCCATGTCTGCATCTCTAAATTCTTGTCTACAATCAGGATAAATAGCATGATCACCTGCGTGAATACCCATTGCAATTTCAACTTCATTTTTATCACCTGTAGTAGCGATTGATAATGCTACTGCTTGAATTAATGAAGCAAAAATTTTATTACGATTAGGTACAACTGTTTCTTTCATGTTGTCTTGTTCGTAGTGTCCTTCTGGAACATCAGCACCACCAGTTACTAGAGATGAATTTAATAATTTAGATAATCCATCTAATTTAATAACTTGAAAGTTTACTTTTTGATATGGTATATTTTCTGCTTCAGAATCATAACCATCGTTAATGTACTGTACTAATGCTGTAGCACGTTCTAATTCTACTTTGTGCTTTTGACCATAATCAAAACCTAATGCTGTTACTTGATAGCCATTAGCTAATAGGTGTAACAATAATGAACTGCTGTCCATTCCACCTGACAGTGATAATACTGCTTTTTTCATATTTTATAACTTAATAGTGTGGGCGGTATTTTTTCGTTTAGCCCTTAATAAACGATTTAAACTTGTTGACATTGAAGATAATATCTTCTAATTTGTCTTCCAAATTCATCTCAAAGTAATACTCTAACTTTTCTTTTGGTTTAAATGTTAAACCATTATCAGCATAACGAATACCTTCAGCTCCAACTAAAATTGGATTAGACGTATCTACTGATTTGATAAAATTCCAGTCATCATATGACATAAATTCTTGTGGAAGTGAACAACCTAATAAATGGTGGTGGAAATCTTTTCTAATAGAGTTATTAGCAACTAAACGTCTAATAAACTCCATTCTACCATACATTTGGTTCTTTAATGAATCTTCATAACCTAAACTTTGATATGCAATGCTAGAATGGTTAAATGCAATGTGAGTATATCCTAAATCAACTAATGTTTGATATGTAGTAGCTAATTCAGTCATGTCTTGACCTTGACACACAGCCATTAAATTAACACCTTCAGGTAATCCTTTTTTATAATTAATTATCCAACTTTTAGCATTTACTAAAGTTGTATTAGCATCATTCCAAGCATCAGGAACAACAAATACATTAGGACGAACTAAATTAATTTTATCTAATAAATCTTCTGTTGTGTGAGTTACTCCTTCAAACAACCCATTATCCATAATAATGAAACGTTTATCTAAACGAGCTTTTTGAAAGAACAATCTATATTGTTCGTATTTGTCTATTAAGTGAGGGAGACAATAATCATAATCATTCCATTTATATGCGTTATGCATTAAACTAAGAGGTAACTCATGACTAACCTTCATATATAGCTGTGTTTTTACTATTTTCCATAAATTCTACTCTTGCTACTTTTACTCTATTTTCTGTTTCTTCTTGAACAAATGTATTCAATTTTTCAAAAATATATTTAGCAAACTGCTCAGCACCAACTGCTTCTAATTCTCTAAGTTGAATAATACCTAATTGATTCATTGTTCTAAACCCACCAATACCTGGATCATCAGTAGCAACTAATGTAGTATGATCAAACATGTAGTCCATCCACTCTTTAGGATTTTTACCATCAATATTACCTTTAGCACGTTTCATACCTCCAAAATCCCAAACCCAATTACGTTCATCTAATTCACCTTCAAACCATACTCTAAATGATATTCCATACCCATGAAGAAATTTACAATGTGTACCTTCTGCTTTCCATTGACGAAATACACAACTAAATCCGTCAAATAGTTTTGTTGATTGAAACATATTAGTCTTTTTTTATATTGATTGTTGGTTTAAATAATATCGAAGCCAATAAGTTAATTCCACATGCTTGCCAAAACCCAATGTAAGGTAAATTAAATATTGTAGGCATCAACCAATTCCATAACAACATTGTTGGATATCCAAACAACATAACTGTTAGTATTAATATACCTATAATCATTAAGATAAGTTCTATACTACTTCTCATTTTGTAAATTTTCTAATGTTATTTTACTTTCAGTTTCTAATTTAGCTATTTCACCTTGAGCTAAATCAAATGCTCCTTGTAATTGATCAGTTAATTGTTTAAGTTGATCCTCGGTAAGACTATCTACGCCGTTAGCTTTAAGAGATTCCTCTAATGCTTCTAAATCTTTTATTGTTTTTTCTAAACTCATGATGGCTTAAATTTAAGTAATTTTTCTGCCAGAACCACTTTTCCTTTAGTGTGTTTTGGAGTATAAGGGCAATGTCTACATCCTGATCCACAACAACTACCACGTTTAATGTGAGCGAGCGCAGTGAATATCACGCGCTCGCCTTCTATATAATAGTCAACATTATTTTCAAATTGTTTACTCATATTATACTATTTCACAAGCACCACCAGCGCAAGCCGCTTGGTCCATTAGTGCTGTATCATCCGTAAATTCAATAATTTTACTTAAATCAATATTATGTAGATGTTGAACCATTTCATTAAATTGTTCTTCAGTAATATCTTCAAATGGAGCTTGAGTATATGTTCCTCCAAAGTAAGGTAATACTGATAAACCATTAAATGTGTCTTTATTATCCCACATCCATTTACCTACTTGTTCCCATTCATTTTCATTAATAGAAACGGTAGCGGATACGTTGTTTGTGTTTGCTCCTTTTCTGTGTCCTTTTTTAACCCATTGTACGTTAAATTTCTTAGTACGCTCTAACATATCAATTACGTTTTCAGTTCTTAAAATAGAACCAGCTGGTGCTTTTTGAGGTACTGAAATTACAGCTTGAATTGTTGGTTTAAAGAAATCATCTTCAACTAATTCAGGATGATTAACAGCTAAATAATTGTAAATAGCCTCATTCTTACCTACACGAATACGTCTAATATAGTAATCATTATGCCAAGCGTGAATGCCTGATGCAGTTCCTAATACTAATGATGATGTTCCTGATGGTTTAACTGTAGTTACACGGGCTGCTTTATTAACTCCTATAATTTCAGCGATACGAGCGTTTTCTGTTTTAGCTAAATCAGCTGCTTTCTTTAAATCATAATTTAAAATAACACCTGACCCAATACCTGTCATACCAACACCTAATAAAGCGTCTTTTTCAGTTGTTTTCTGCCATATATCTCTTAAATAATGGAAATCAGTATATGCTGCTTGTAATGTTCCAATGAATGCACCTATACGTACTCTTTCGTTTAAGTCTTCTTGTGATTCGATATTTGATACATTTACCTCACATAAATTACAGAATTGAAAAGGTCTTAAAGCAATCTCACAACATGGGTTAGTACCCCAATCTTTATCGTTGCTAAAGTAGATACCGGGCTCACCAGATCCACTTAATTCAATTTTTTTCCATAATTTAAAGAATTCATCTTCAGTAATAGCGTGACGCATTACTACAGCAGAGTTGTTAGCACGACCTCTTTGTGGATTTTCTTCCCACCAAGATCCAAACTTACATGTTAACATATTTTCATCATCCAAATCGAACAATGCAATCAATGCTGCTCTTCTAATACCACCACTCAATACTGCATCTGCAATATGACAAGCCATATCATGTGCTTCTACTGATGTTAATCTTTCACCATTTTGTTTACGATCAAATACTTTTTGTAAGTTGAATAAACATTCTTTTAATGGTTCAGGACCAGGTGCTTTACCACCAACCGTGATTAGTTGAGCGCCTTTTGGTCTAATATCTCTATAATCGAATAAAGGCAAAGGAGCACCCGTAAAATACGCTTTACAAAGCATTCTCACAGCATCCGCCCATCCTTCAATACTATCGCCTATTAAATATCTTTTGTGCTTAGTTGGTACTGTTATCTCAGGTAGTTTGTCTACATGATGTGTTTGTACTGAATAACCTACTCCGCAGCCACTCAACAATAAGAACATTATCTCGCTGAAGGATCTCCAGTCATCAATAGGAAGAAAAGAACAATTAAATATACGAGCATTATTAAGCTCAATGGGTTTTCCTGCGAACTGTAGCGAACGCATAGACGGTAGTACTTTCTTATCGTACACCAGTTTATAAGCTTCTTCAATTTCATCTTTTAGTTTTGGGAACTTTGCTTGATGCATTTCTTTGTTTCTCGTAACTAGTTCTTGCCACGTTTCTCTTCTGTTCTTAGCTGGGATAAATTTAGCGTACTTCATGTACGTAGTGATCTCGCTAAGAATCTCTTGCGTTACATCCATTTTTGGTGTTTTTTTAAATCAGTGAATTAATAGTGTCTACATACATAGACTTGGGTTGGACTCCTACAAAACGTTGTTTTGCTAATCCGTCTTTTTCAAATATAACTGTAGGAATACTAGTTACAAAATTTTCTTGTGCCGATTCTTTATCTTCATCTACATCTATTGTCTCAAATATAACATTTGGGAAGGATGCTTCTAATTGTGTAAATACCGGGGCTAACTGCTTGCAGGGTTGACACCACTGCGCAGTGTATCTTTTAATTTTTATCATAAATTTTATTGTTGTAGTTATAAATATAGTATATACTATTGGCCTCCATTAAGTTCAAAAAACTTTTGTTGAAGATAATCTCTATCGTCTGTGTTTACGCTACTATAAGCGTTTACAGGTCTATTTCCTTCATCTTCATCATCATCCAATGGTGTTTCGTATATATCTATTTTTCCGTTTGACGTATCTATTTTGGAACCGAATGTTAATCCGTCTGCTCCATATCTATTTTTCATAAAGTGCCAACGACCAGTTCCATTTACCTTATCCTTCTTCATACGAGATAAGGATATAATTATATCTCCAATCATTATCTTTTCATATGAACCTGCTGCATTATCTCCCTCAATAATACTGCTTTTAGCAGCACCTCTATTTGCTTGTGATGGAGATAGTACTGGTATTCCTAATTCTTTAGCTAATGCTTTAGCTCCAACGTAAACATCATCAATTTCCTCTTTACGTTCTCCGCTTTTATTACGAGATGAGCTTTTAACATAATCTAAATAATCGATAATTATTAAATCTGGTTTAAAGTCGTGTTGAAATTCTAGTTGTTGTAGGTGAGCATTTATTGTATCAAATGATGCTCGCTTAGGTGGATATTCTTTAATTACTACTTTACCCTTAATTTTAGCTACTGTTTCCTCTACTTTAGGTCTGTGTTTATCTAACTGATCAACAGGTATTCCTGTAAATACAGCATCGTATCTTTTACCTACATAGCCTTCAGCTAATTCTAATGAATAATGTACTACATTAAAACCCATTGCTGCAGCATAAGCTCCAATATCGATAGCGGCCCATGTTTTACCACCTCCAGGATTACCAAACACTAATACTAAATCACCTTTACCCATCCCACCCTGTGTCAAATTATTAAATACAGGCCAAGGAAATGGTATTGGGTTTCTATCATCTTCTCTATATCTAGATTCTACATCTTTATCGTACTCGTGTCCTATGTTTTTATCTTCACCTGATTTTAAAGCACCATTAATTAGTGATCTAATACCATCATAATCTCCCATATTAAGCAAATCAACTGAAGTCATGATTGCTTTTTTCATTTGTTGGTTCTTACAGAACGAAGTAAACTCAGCCTCTACCCATTCTAAATCACTTGCTTGTGATTCTTTATATGATTCTCTTAACGCCTCTGTAATAGCAATTTTTAATACATCATTATCAATTTTCTTTACTTCAGTTGATAGTACCTCCATTGTAGGTACAGTGTGATAATGATTGAAGTATTTTTGTACCTCACCTATAATCCATTGATTGGATTGATTTTCAAAATATTCCTTTTCAAGCGAATCGGATACATTAACTAAGAAATTCTTTTGTGTTAATAATGCTCCAATTACTTTAGTTTGGAACTGTGGTCCGTATGCTTGTAATTTCTGTAATGTTGTCATAACTTATTTTATAAATTTAATTAAAAGAATTGAGATACCCAAAAACTTCATTTAACCAGTTTTCTACATTTGGTATACTTTCTCCTAATTTATCGTTCACATATATTTGATGAAACAGGTATTTATTTAATTCATAAGATTCTGCAAATGCTTGTTTCACTAATAATCTATTCTCTGGTGATAAGAAATCACCTGTTAAATTCATTAATTGTTTATTAATATACAGTTGATGTCTTCTCTCTATTACAGACAAATATAATTTATTTTCATTGACTAATTCAGCTGATTTTTCAATCATGCTATCTAATGTAACTAAATTATTGCCTGTTAACTCTGGGAATAATTTTACTAACTTTACTGGGCCTAACCCAGTAACTCCTGGAATATTATCTGATTTATCGCCTAATAATATTTTGTAATTGATATAATTAGCAGCGTTAACACCAAACTGTTCAAATACATCTTTTGGTTTATATATTTTCTTTTTAGTAGGCGAGTATACTGATGTTTTAGGCGACACTAACTGTAAGAAATCCTGATCAGCAGACATAATGTTTATTTCTTGCGTTTCAGGGAAATTCTCAAATTTATGAGCTAAATAACCAATAATATCATCTGCCTCCAATCCATCAATGCTAATAACAGTAACGGGTAAACATTTCAAATACAGTATTAAACGTTGCATTTGGTTGTTTATACTTTCCGATTCCTCTTCTTTAGATTGGAATATGGAATAGTTCGTCATGCGATTAGCATTACGATTAGCCTTATAGTCAGGAAATAAGTTTCGTCTAGCACTCGAACCTCCGACGCCATCAAATACAATTACTACTTTTGTTGGGCTAAGCATCTTGATTGCATAACCAATTGACTTTAAAAAGCCAGTTAAACCGCCAATATGTTGGCCGTTACTATTTAGATGATTAATCATAGTAAACGATCTCAAAAATGCGTTGAGACCGTCTATGATTAAAATTGAATTAAGTGAAGTGCGTTTGTCAGGTTGAATACTTGAAATTAAATCAAAGTATTTATTCTGCATTGTTGTTATCTATTTCTATCATAGGAGATATTTTGCTACTTTCATCCCATTCGCTATTATCTTCTACAATTTGTAAATCATCTACATTGGTCAGTCCTTCAAACCACTGGTTAGCGTGTTGTTTCTTATAAGCTTTAATTGCATTATCCTCATCTGAAATAAATCCATGAGGAGTAGCAACTACAGTTGATGAGGTTGCAACACCACAGTCAGCGTGAATTTTGTCAATTGCTATTTTAGTACGCTTTGCAAACTCAACATTTTTTCCGTTTTTAACTGCTTTGATTTTAGATGTACCACTATTAGTTACATTACCAAATGTAATAACGAGTGAAGCATCCCAATACATTGCATTACCACCTTTATTTGTCATTCTTGGTTGAGACATAGGCGTTAAAGCTGGTTGAACACCTGTCTTATTAATTACAAAGAATGTATTTGTGTAAGGGTATTTTTCCTTACGTGATAACGGAAATTGTTGGTTGATAAAGTTACCAAACTGAGTAGCCATAGCACCAGCATTCCACATAGGATTGTTGTTACCTTGTTTAACACTCATTTCACACGGAATAGAACCTACTGAATCCCATAAGAATAACAAGTCATAAGGTAATTTACCTTTAGCTTGATCATTTAAAGTATCAGCTATAAAAGCAGAAACATCTTCAATTGTATTTAAAGATGATCTATCAACATAAATGAAGAATCCTTTATAGTTAATTACTTCGCCTGTTTCTTCGTCAGGAACAGCATCTAATTCTAATCCCATTGTTTGAGCGTGAGCAAAGTCCCACTTCATCTCAGTAATGATGAATACAGGCAGTATGCCCATTTTTTGGGCATTAACTGCTGTTTCAATCATTAATGTAGTTTTACCAGTGTCAGAGCCTCCTCTAGCAATAGCAACATGGCCCATAGGAATACCAGGAATAGATAATGCATCTCGAACTGCAGGAGAGAATGGAATCCACTTCTGCTCTTTGAATTTAGTTGTTTCATCCAAGAATTTAGATTTCTTGTATGCATTAATATCAAAGGATTTTTTTAACGATTCAGATACTACTGATGTTAAGTTTTTTTCTTTGGACGTTGCCATTTTTAGTCATTGAAGAGTGAATCAAATTTGTCTGTTGCTGTTTCTTTAGGTTTTACATCTAAAGAGTAAGGTTGAATTGGAGCATTAATGTCCTTCAAAAAATCATCTTCATCATCAGTAGCGGCTACTGTTGGAGTTGATTCTGTTGTAGTTTCCTCTTCAGGGTTCAACCATTTTTGTAATACATCTTTCAATTGATCATAAGTATACTTACGATTAATAGCTAAAATGTCTGGTTGCTCGCTTAAAGCCTTACCTACTAATGCTGAATCTTCAGAAATAGGAGATGTTTTAGGTTTAATACGAAGAGTACATTTAATACCTTTTCTTCCTGCAATAACATCTTCGATCGCTTCAACTGTAAAGTCTCTACCGTCTGTAATGTCTGTAAAGTCACCATAATCTTCATCTGAAGCAATTCCCATTAATTGGTCATTTACTAACTTACCTACTTCCCATAAACGAACACCCATACTCTCTTCACCGCGAACGATTACTGGAGCAAAATAACGTGTTTTAGGAGAGATTTTGTTAGCTAATTGCCAATCGTCTTTATCAGCTGATTTGCGCAATTTCTTAGCGAAATCAGTGATTGGATCCTCTTCGCCCCAATTGTTTAGAGCTAAAATTGGTCCTTTTGAGAAGCCATAGTGCATTTGAATTTCACGTAACGGCCATTCTTTACGGAATGAGTTCGGGATAATTCTGATTTGGTACTTACCTGGTTTTGGTTTCCAGAAAATTTTTGTGTAGTCGATTTTTTCACGACCTGCTGATTTGTTAGCATTAGCCTCAAGCTTCTGCTTTACGAATGATAAATCCATAACTTATTTTTTGTTTAAACTTGAATATACGATCTTAAAACCTGACAGCCAAAATTACTTACTAAAGTCTATAATTTTATGTATTGCTGTATCTAATTTGCGTAGATTAGGCCCGTCTGTAAGTAATATACAATTTTTGTAATTGTTCCACTCAACCATAAAATTCTTATCTAAATAACCATTGTTCAATGTTTTGATAAGTGTATTTAAAGCGTTGATGGTATATAACGAGTTAGTTTCCTTCTTGCGATGTAATAAGATAGTATTAGCCATCGGTGCATCTGTTGTGTTGCCCGAGTCAATATTATAAGTACACATTAATTCATCGCTTTGTGGAGATTCTAAGATGAAAATCTTATTGAATAGAATGGCGTAACGGCGATTTATTGTGTTTACTGTTTCTTCCAAATCCACTGGGGATGTGAATGTACAGAAAAGCTTGTTCAAATCTAGTATAGTTTGTTCCATAATAAATATTTATAGTTTCTCCAAACCATGATACGTTTTACCTTGTTTAATATTGACGGGATAATCCAATATATTAACTATTTCTTGGATTAAACCTTTATCTTCGTTGCTATAATCAAATAAAAACGCATCGTAAGTATACAATACTAATTTTGTTTTTTTACCTTCTAATTTATCAAATACTAATTTTAGTAAATTAACATTGGTTGATGTTTCTTTACTTTGAACTATATAATTAAATAACTTTGATCGAGTCATCTCAGCGTCATTTATAAATATTTTATTCTCAGTCACTAAACGCTTTCCGTATTGGTACGTATCCCATATATCATCTGTGTATCTAAGCACATCTTTAAAAAATGGCTTATCACGATATTCAGACCAAACACCACCATACAACTGTTTGAATGTTAATTCTTTAGCCTCTTGCTGTGTTACGCCTAACAATTCACCTAATACATCGTATGTGTTTTTATCTTTAGGAAAATCAAATCCAATCATCTCACCAATTAATCGCGGATGATACCCCTGAAAATCTAATTCGATAAATTTATCGTTTTCTGGACGATAACACATACGCTCGCTATTATCTTTATTTAATGCTGCAAAATTAATGCTATTAAACGTGTTAGATGGGCGGGACGTGGTTGTATATAAATTGTATTGAGTGTATATTTTACTGCGATTTAAATTGAATTGAGGATTTATTAACTTCCCCTGGTAATGCTCAATAAAGCAGTTTTTATCGACCTTAATGCCGCTGATTTCGATATTATAAAACACATTTGCTGTGCGAAAATTGTTAAATTGAAACGTTGTGTCGCTTAGTGTATATTGTTTGATAATAGGCAGCGCCATGTTGAATATTGCCTCACATATTTCGTAATGCTTACTAATTGGAATTAAACAGTTAACGTTAGGCAACGCATTGTGCTTGCTATAGTAGTAGCTAATGCACGCGTTGTCTAACGATTTTATGTCAACAGGTTCGAGGAAATTTACGTCGAATAATTTATCTGAATAGTAATGATGTAATGCTTGTTTTTTATCTAATACCCATATTTTACCTAAACCATTTAACCAATCAAATACTTCATCTTTATTTAATGAAAGTGATTCGTTATGATTTAAACACAGTATGTACCCTTTCTTACTATCAAGTGGTCTAACATAGACTAAACTTAATTCAGTAAGTGCGGGATGAAAATTATTGTTGAAAGGAATGAACCTAACAAAACAATCCTCAAATGATAATTGTGATAGTTGAGATGATTTCTCAATAATGTAAAACATAACCTTTTTATTATCCTAAAGATAATATCTTATTCTGTGATTCCCAAAAATTGCTTTAAACCAGGCATCTTTTTTTCAGCGGCATTTAGTTCAGGGTCGTTAAATACAGGATCTTCTCCTGGTATTTGTGTTTGTGTTATAGCAGCAGTTGTATGGTTTGGCTTTTTTGTTAAGGCATTAAATTGTTCTTCATCCTTTACTTCTCCAAATTTGTATAACTCTGTAGGTTTTAATGCAATTAATACTCTAAAGAAATATCTTTTCTTTGTTGTTACGGTAGATGCATCTACTTGTACACTTGAAGCAGCATTTAAAGAATTAATATCAGCATCAGGATTAACTCCTATAACAGGAGTAAACCCTTGTTGATTTGCTTGTTGTATTGATGATAATACAGCGGCTTTATTTTTAACAGGAGCTAGATTTATTGGTGTTGCAGACCCTTGTTTAACACCTGCTAATACATCATATAAGAAATCTTTTGAAGTATAAGTTACCTTTTTAGCAGATACTATTTCTTTAGCATCTACAGTAGGGTCATAAGTTTTACCTACATAAGATTTACCATAAATGCTATAGTAATATCCTTTATAAATGTTTTTTGAACTTTTATAAACATAATCACCATTAGTGGTATAAGATCCTGTTACTATTTTACTTGCTGGTATTCTCATATTAAAAAGGTAATAATTTATTGAGTAAAAGTGTTTAAATTAGTAGTAAGTGGAGCTTGTGCATATTTCCCACTCTTTATATTTTGAAATATAGTTTGAGCATATCCTCCTCTCCCACCAAAAGCAGCACCTGCTGAATAATTTCCACCCTCATATTTTTCATAAACCCATTTATTAGCGGCTTCTATATCAGTAGTATTTTTAATACTTGAAAATCCTGAGTATGTTGATAATTCTTGGTTAACAAAACTTAGTTGTGTTTGTAAAGGGATATTATTAAAGGATGCTTGTAATACATTTAAAGAATCAGTTGTTTTAGTAGCGTTATTAACTATTTTTATAGCATCTTCATATCTAGGAACATTAACCCCACTAGATTTAGCATACTGTAGTATATTAACTCTTCTAGGACCAACCCATTGAGCAATACCAGCAGCATATGTTTGTTCGCTATTATTATAAGGTAAAGATGAATTAAAATTAATTGATTTAGGATTCATACTTGATTCTTGAAGGAATGAACCTACTAAAGCAGCTACAAATTCTTTGCTATATCCTTGGTTTAAGAAAAATTTAACAGCAACATCAGTATTATCTTTTGAAGATCCAGCAATTGCATTAGGAGTTGCAGTAATTAGTTGTTGACCTGTTTTAGGATCTATTACTATAAAATCTTTAAAATTTTGTTTTGGTCCTGTAGGATTGTTTGTTACTATATTGTAAGCATCAATAGTAGTAGTCCAATCTCCATTTTCAATTTTATGTCCAAGACCAACTACAATTTGTACTAATTTGCCACCTACTGTATCGCTTTTATACCCTTTGGGTAGTAAATCTGGTGGTAATTTAAATAGATGTCCTATTATTAATCCCCCAATACCATCCATTGTAAGAGATATTTTTACAGGTATAATAGATCTATTTTTAGTATTTGAATAAAAATTAGTTTGGAAATAAGAAATTATATCTTTTAAGGAAGTTTTATATTCTGAAGTGGAAGGATATATTATTGTTTCAGTACCATTTGCTTGTTTTATTTTGGTAGTATTTGGTATTAGGAATTGTTTAATTTTGTTAAAACTATCTACTAAATTAGTTACTAAAGATCCAGTGGTAGGAGATGTACTTGCAGGTGGATTAATTTTTTTAGGTATAATTCTGTCTTCTAAATTATTATTAAAATCAAGTAATGTATTTGCTGATGTAGCTTGGTTATTAGCACTACTAACTTGAGCTCCTATTGCTATCATATTTCCTTGTTCAGGAAATATTTGTGATTGTAAATTATATGATCTTACAGATCCAGAGGTATTAGACATTTCTATTTGAAATATTTTGTCTTTTGAAGGATCATTTATTGCATCTCTAGCAGTTGTGTCAATGTAATTAAGGTCAATTATTCTAGCAACATTATCTATAGGATCTACGTGTATATCAAAGTTATTAACACTACCAATAGAAATTTGTACTTCATATAATACTTTTTTAAGGTAATGATATAATTTTAATTCATTTTTATCATGTAAACTGGGATCAACAGCTAATCTATATAACATATCTAAATTAAGATATATATTACTTATTTTTCCAAGTTCATCTTTAAAATCAAATTGTTTACCACCTTTTTGAAGATCATTTAAGTAATCTATTCCAAATGGATTTTCACCTTTAGATATTTTATCCGCAATTGCTTTTTTAGCAGCGTCTTCAGCAACAACTGTTGTAGTTGTATTAATAGTGAATAATACATCATATATATCTTGACTTAATGTTCCTTCTGTTACTAGTTGTTGAGCCCCATTAGATATTTTATTTAATATTTCAAATATATATTGAGGATATAAGTGTTCTACATCTATGACATGTTTTGTAAAAGCTCTTACAAATTCTTTAGCATCACTTGTATTAAGTACTCTTGAAATTATATAATTTTTTATTATATTTTTTTGATTTGATATATCTACACTACCTAAAAAGGATGTTTTGTTAATTGTATCATATACATTTAAAGCAGCATTATCAAAGAAAGTTGGAACATTGTTAGCACCATCATCAAGTCCAGATGTATCAAATCCTTTAGCCCATAAGGGGTTAGTAATTAAGCATACAGTTGGATCAACTGATACTTGTAAGGGGTGAGCTAAACATAATAATGAATCTTGTTCATCTGTTGGTAGACTACCTGTGTAGTACAAATTAGGTTTAACTGATATTTCTATAAAAGGTTTTGTACTAGTTAGATCATTACCAGCATATAATAAAATATATTTATTTAATATTTTAACAAAAGAATCTAAAGTAATGTATGCTTGTATACCAGAAGAAACAAGAGAATTATCAATAGGACTTGTCATATAGGGAAAAGCAAATAAATCATATTGAGAACTAGTAGTAATTTCAGGAGTAAATCCTATACCTATTACCCCATTCTCTAAAACTACATTATTTGTATTAAGTGTAGATAATTTAGGAAATATTGGTGTTTTAGGTTGTTGGGAACTACAAACGTTATATAATTCATAACATAAACCTGCTAAAGTGTTTTGTGCATATGCTTTAGATAAAAAATCTATTAAAAAAGCTCCATTTGGCGATACTGAGAGAGGTGATATTGGTTTAAGTAATCCTCCTTTAGCTATTATATCAGACATGTTTGGAGACAACCAACCTACTTTTAATGATTCTAGTATTTCTCCAATTGATATAACTGTTGTTGTACAATCATAACCACCATCCATTCTAGCTGTCCAACTATAATTCTTAACATAACCAAACATTGCATCATAATTGCCAAAATGAGTTCTTGATAATGTAAATAAATCAGAAAATACTTGATCTCTTGATACACCCCCCTTTAATACTTTGTCATAAAATGGAATTTCATTACTAATCTCACCTTTATTATTTAAATAAGGAGCCCAACCCCATTCTATTAATACAGTATATCCTGGGCGCATGTATAATAATTCTAAATCTTCTAGTTGTTGTTGGTTATTAGCAACAAAGTTTACTGTTACTTCTCTTAATGAACCATATGCTGTTTTAGATTTAATATCTACAGATTTAATACCAGGCATTGGTTTAAGACCTGCTGTACCTGCTCTAGCAGATGTATTATATGAATTACCTGAAGGAGAGGTATTGCTATAAGTATTGGCTTGATTACTAACTCCTGATCTTAACATTTGGCCTAAAACTCCATTAATTAAAGTACCACCTTGTAAAATATATTGATTAGCTAAATTACTATTACCTTTTACATTAACACTAGAGGTCATTCTTACCCAGGAATTACGAGAATTCTGGTATATAATGTCAGTAGGTTTTTTTCTTTGAGTAGCGTTTTGTCTAGCTCTTAATTGGCCTTTGACTTCGGGGGTAAATGTTTCGCGAAATATTGACATAACATTATCTGGTTATATTATATTGGTTATATAATGATAAAACAGCGTTTAAATTTGTTGGTATACGTAATTGTGTACCTGGTTGAGGGAATAATGATCCTTTGGTAACGTTATTGTTAGCCATAGAAATTATCCACCATAAGGTACTATCACGGTAATAAGAATAAGCTAAAGAATCAAGTCTATCTCCTATAGTTGTAATAACATACTCATCTGTTTCAGACAATGGTATGTTTGGATAATATTTTTGTTTTAAAAATTGTTTACCCGTTGATGTTATTTCTATAGTTGGATTATCGTAGCGATTCATATAATTAATTATTGAGCAGGTAAGTATCCTTTTGCTATTGGGTTAGGTAAATGACCAAAGAACCCTGCATTTGTTACATTTTCAGGAACTTGATATTGAGGTAGTTTTGTATGAATAATAGTTAAACTAACATTTACTTTAAGATACATTGCTAATTGGTTTCTATTATTAATACTTTTATCTGAAGTATTACCGGTTCCATCTAAATCCCAAGATGAATCATCTGGTATATCGTAGCTAATGCTATTTAATATAGCATATTCATTATTTAAGTAACCACCTACTTTAACTTTTAATAAAACACCACCTAATAAGCCATTAGTATTATAAGCACCTGCTGTAGTAGATGCTAATTGGCCTAATGCTCTATGTTTTTCATATAATTGAGTTTTATTAAAGCAAGGTATATCAAAATTAAAACTTACATTACGTTTAAATTTACTATATGTGTAAAAACTTTCTGATCTTCCTACATAATTATATTCATTCCAAGTTGCATCAAAATTATCTTTAAATCCTTTAATATACGCTGGAAAGTGAAAGTGATATCCTGATGTTACGTCTCCAAATGGATTAATTGCTTGAAAAGATATAGTCATTAAATCTGCATCAACTCTATTTGCTAGGTCAAATTGATTTTTTTTAGAAAAATAAGAACTAAAATTAGGGTTGTTAGATGATTTTATTTGTAAAATACCTTGAACATCATATTTTTGAGTAGTTTCAAAATTATTGCTTATATCTCTAACAGCTTGATAATCTTTAGCTATTGGAGAAGGATATTTAATAGCTGTTTGAGCTAAATAATCAGGCGCTTGTGTAGGTCTATTATTATCTAAATGTGTTAATCTACGTTTTACTAAAGGAGATAACTCACCAGCAGCTCTAGACCATTGGTCAGATACACCTGTTGTACTATCATAATTAATTATAGGAACCCCAGGTGCTGATCTTTCTTGAACTGGTTTTGTGTTAAAACCATTACTTGTTACATCAAAACGTCTAATAGTTGTTAATCCAACACCATATTTTGAGTTAGGACCTCCACTATATTGATCTATAATTAAATCAGGGGGTTGTAGTAATGGGGAATTTGGTAATAATGGGTTTGTACCTCTACCTATCAATGTATTAAATACATTTACAGCACCTAAAATAGCATTTGCAGTACCTAAAATAACATTTCCACTTCTAGGATCACTAATGCCTGGTTTAATTAATTTCTTTTTTAAAGCAAGTAATCTATTATTACCGTTTTTATTATTGTTATAAGCAACTGCTAAATACTTAGTATTATCATCTTGTACAGTTGATAAACCATGACGCTCAAAGTGAGTGCCAAATGCGGTTACTGGTATTTGTGCTAATGTGTTAGCTCCGCTATTATATAAACGAGTAGGGCCTGGAGTTAATTGATTAAAAGCATTAAATCCTAATGTTAGTAAATCTCCTAATAATCCAAATCCAGTTAAATTTACTTGTCTAGTTTCAAGTTTTGGATTAGTTAATTGTAATCCAATTTGACGAGAAATAAATAAAGGTCCTTTAGGTTTATCATTAAAGAATTTACTTATTCTTAATTTATCATTATTAGATGATTTAGTGGCTAAAGTCCATCCACCTCTAATATACCCATCATCAGAAGGACTAGTAGATAGCCTGTTAGGAATAGGCGCAGTGATGTATGGTTGACCACTATCTCCATTCCCTTGACGGTCATGTCCATATTTAAGGGACTTAAGATCCGTTTTTAAGTTTACTAGTTTTGAACCAATCATTTAACTATTTGCTTGGTGGTGTGTTAAGGTATGATCCTTGCCCTGGTTTGTATTTGCTTTTTAAATCGTCTAACTTTGATGGAGCTGGTTTCATTCCTTTAAGTCCATTAGTATTCCACTTAACATTAGGTGTACCTGTTGTTGAGTAAGTGTTGTGTAATGAAGCTGGAGGAGTTGGGTCAACACCAAATGTAGCTGGTTTGCTACCTTTAAGGCTTAAAGCCATGTTTTTTAGATTCGATAAAATTCCTTTTGTTGCCATTGTATTATTGTTTTATATAAATATTTAATTGTTATGCCATTCGATAACCTGTGTATATATATTGCGCGGTACCTGTTTCCATTTGTTGACCTACAACTGTACCTAATTGTCTACCGTCAACATGTAGTGCGAATTGTGGCGTTGGTTGTGGTCTATTAATTAAACCGTTTACAGTATTACTAAGCGCAGATATTGCATCTGTAATAGCTGATGTATTAAATGATGGTTGCATTGGTCTACTAATAGAATCTCTATTGATATTAGGTGATACTGCTAATCCATCTCCTACAGTTGTTACTGCTGTTGCTCCAAATTTATCAGTTATTGTAAATGGACCTTTACTTGAAGGTGCTATACCATCACTAACATTTTGAGTATTACTTGCCTCACTTTTAGCACTATTCATTGCTGCTACAGCCGACGCTATACCTGCTACAATCCCAATAGTAGCTAAACCAAATGTTATAGCTTCAGCTGCTGTAATTTCAGCTACAGCTTTTGCTGATGACAACCCAACCATAGTTGCTAATTTTGGAAGAGCAGATACAATTCCTTTTCCAAAATCCCAAATCCCCATTACCATTTTACCTGCAACTAAACCTGCTATTGCTCCTATTATTGGTTTTAAAACTAAAGCATGGTTTACTAATTGAGCAAACCCACCAACTAATTGTCCTATAGGACCTGATACTATACCTGCTAATAAGTCTTGTAATTTTAATATAGCATTATTAAAGTTTTCTTGAGCAGATAGTTGTTCTGCTTGTTTTTTTAGATATACATCTAATGATAAACCTGATTTTTCAAAATCTTTAAGTTGTTGAGCATTTAATTTATTTGCTTCACTACCATATTTGTTAATAGCTTCTTGTTTCATTAACATATCAGCTAATTCATCTCTACTCATACCAAAAGCTTCAGCTAATGATTTTTGAGCAATAACATTCATGTTTTGGAAATCAGCTAATGAACCTGCTTGTTTAGAAATTTCTTGAGATAATTCTGCTTGTGATCCTGTTAATGCTAAATAACGAGCTTTTTCTAAATTTAGTTGTTTACCAGTTAATAATTGTGCTTTTAACTGATTTTCAATTGATGATTCCCAATTTAATAATGAATCACCAACTTTATCTACTTGTTGTAAAGTAAGACCTAATGCTTTAGCTTGTACTACTGCTGCCGCTATTGCTTTAGGATTGTTTTGAAATTTAACTAATATACCTGAACTTAATCCAGCTATATCTTGTAATACTTGTTTGTCGCTAAAGTGAACTTTGTTAGCTTGTTGAGCTGCAAAAGAAGATGCACGAATTTGTTTTACGTATTCAGTAGCACTTACTCCAGCTGCTGCTGAAAATGAGGTTAATTTACCTGCTTCTTGAGCTGATAAACCTACTATTTCTGTTAGTTTAGAAAAAGTAGCTAGTTCCTCATTACTAAATTTAACAGCAATACCTAATTGATCAGATAATTCAGATTGTGCTTTTATTAGTCTATCTGTAGTAACAAAACTATCGTTAGTAGCTCTAGAGTATAATACAAACTCTTGTCTTAATTTATTTGCCTCGCTATAACTAACACCTAAAGCTTTTCCTAAATCAGTTACTTGTTTATTTGCTTTTAATCCTTGACTAATTAAAAAAGTCATTACAGTAAGAGGATCAGTAATAGCTTGTCCTATTCCTTTAGCTAAACCACTAGCGGCCGTTAACATCACTTTAAAAGAATTACCGCTTTTAGCAGCTTCTCTCATATTATCCTTTAAATCCTCAAAAAATACACTACTAATTCCTAGTTTACCTAAACCGTTTACTATTCCGTTAACAGCGGCTCCTGTTAAACCTAATGTTTTTTGTATTTTTTTTTCTTGCTCTATTCTTTCATCAGTTGCTTTGATAGTTTTTGATAAATAATCTCCTACATCACCTGTTAACTTACCTTGTATATCAAATAAACCATTTAATTCATTTAATTTTTCAATTTCACTTTCTGATAGTTCTTCTGATTTTGATTTATTTAATAGTTCTTCTTTTAGATTTTTTAATCTATCAATCTCAATATTAATTTTGGTTTTATTATTTTTTAAATCTTTTAAATTTAATTCTGTTATACCTTTTTGATCATAAGATAAAGTTTTAACTAAAGAATCTAATTTACCAAAAGATTTATTAATGTCTCTAGATATTGAAGAACCTTTATTTAAATCTCTAACTATATTTATAAGTGTTTTAGACAATGAATCAAAACCATTTTCAGCCTTAGCAGCTTCTTCTTCCCATTTACTTAAAAGTTCATAAAATACTTTAGCATTTTTAGCTAAATTATCTATATCATAACCCGTTCTATTTAATATAGCCGCTAATTCTTTTGCACGAGCTATATCATCAGGAGAGGGAGCAGCAGCACTACCATCAGTAGGTGCATAAAATAAACGTGGATTAAAGTTAAGTCGCATGGATATAAATATTAAAAGCGCCTATTTTTTAGGCGCTTTCGTTGTATATGTCGGTTGTTTTGGAGCTATGTCTGGGCGTGGTATATCTTTACTACTTTTATTTTTAAGCATATTGTTTTGCTTATCCATTTCCTCTTTTTGTTTTTCGTAATGTTCTTTTAATGTTTCAAAAGTAAATTTACGTAACCAAATAGGCATATTATATATAGTATTCCAATCATAACCGCCCTGTCCATTAAATACAATTTCGTGTATTTGTTTAAATAAAAATAATCTATATTCCTGAGTCAGGCCAAAAAAAGTTAAGTGAAATAGGAAGATCTATACCCTCCCCTGTATAGTCTTCATCTTGTGGGATAAATTTCATGTTAACATCTGGTGATACTTCAATATAATATTTACGTAATGCTCTAGCATCAGGTGCTAATAATGCATTATCAACAAAATTACGAATTGATTTAATATCACGATCACCATTAACTGAAGTGATCATGTATTTCATTCTTGTAGTTAAATCTGTTGAGCTATTTGGGTTGATTTTTTGTAAGCCTTTAATCTCAGCATCAATTTTTTGTTCATCACCGTGTGTTAAAATCTTAAATGTAACTACATTTTCTGATTTTGGTAATGTAAATGTAAATTCATTTATGCCTGCTTTAAATAAAGATTCATCAACTGCTTTTTCAGTTAATTGTGTTAAATCAACAACAACTTCTTTACCACCATATGTAATGGTATAATCTTTACCATATCCTAAAATACGAGCAGCAATTAATATTGCATTTTTATCACCAACTAATAAATCATTGTAATTAATATCAGTAACAATAAGTGCTTGTAGCAATTTATCAATTACTGTACCATTTCTAAGATAGTTAGCATTAGTAAGAATATCTTCATGAGCCGCCGTCATGTAACGCATTTCAATTTCACCTTTAGAAAGTGGTGATTCTTTAGGATACAATAAACCTTTTGAAGGTAATGTAACTTGTTCGGTTGGAATTTTAAATTCTGCCATATAACGTTTTTATTTGTTGTATATATAAATATATGCAAAAAGAAAGCGTTAACCAAATAGGCTAACGCTTTTCTAATATTATTTTGTATATTTTAGAAGTTCAATACGCAATAATCCATAGCAACTGTAACTGATAAGTTAACTGCTGCTTCACTAGACCAATCGTAATCACCAAAAGTAGCTGTTTTTACATAAGCACCTTTTACAATCCATTCGCCTATGATATCGCCTACTGGACCTAAAATATCTAATGTTAAGTCTTTTTTATAGAAATCAGAATACCCATCACGACCTGTTACTGATTCGTGAGCCAAACGAGCCCATTCCATTACGGCTTGTGCACCACTTGGAGTTACGGGATCATATAATTCTAAAGTCATATCATTCCATTTTACTTTACCTTTTACTTTACGGTAAACGTTAATATGATCTAATATGATTTCTCCAGCATCAAAGCCAGGAGCGCTAGCTTTCTTAATCAAGTATGCGGGGATACCATCTATATACATAATGAAACGGTTTTGAACTTTTGGTTCAAAAGCGGTAAACATTATCTCATTTGCGTCTAATACTGCCATTTTATGTTAAATTTTTATTGCTATTAATAAATATTGGAACCACATTTCCCTATGCAGGGAATGTAGCGCCTGTTGGTAATACGTTAAAGTTCAAGATTATAAATTCAGCAGTTTTTGTTGGTTGAATGTATATTTGACCTACTAATTGGTTTCTATCGATTACATCAGCTGTATTGTTTGTGTCATCCATTACAACTTTATAAGCATATAAACCTTGTCTTTGTACTACTGATTCCATGTAAGGGTTAACTTGAGCTAAGAATCTGTTTCTTGTAGCGTTTGTATTTTGTTCAAATACTAAGTTGTTACTTACTGAACCAATATATCCTTTTAATGCGATTAATAAACGACGAACGTTTACTCTATCTAATGATGTAGCTCTACGTTGTAATGTCTTTTGACCAAATACTACAACACCTTCTCCAGGGAATGTAGCTAATGGGTTAACATTTGCAGCATATAAAGTATCACGATCAGCTTGAGTTAATTTTCTTTCAGCTCTTAATACTGAAGGAACACCACCTCTATTTAAACCAGCTGGAGCAAACCATTCAGCACCAACTTGATCGTTGAATGCTAATACACCACCCATTACTGTTGTAGATGGAGCCCATACATTCTTACCTAAGTTTGAATTGTATAATTGAATCCAAGGGAAATATGCAGCTGAGTAGTTACTTGATTGACCAGCAGCGTTTTGTGTAGCTGTAGTAACTGAAGTTCCGTAAGCACCAACTGATAGTGGAGCAAATGCATCACCTCTAGCTTCTACAACTGAAATAACTGAAGTAGCAGCAGCGCTATCTAAGCTAACAGCTGGAGCTAATAATACGTTAAATGAATATTCATCTTTATTTAATAATAAAGTTAAAGCTGTTTGATAATCAGCAACTGCAAATCCTTCCATATTAGCAGGTGTAATGCTTTCATTCATTTTTTGTTCTGCATTTGTTGCAGCAACACCACCTGCAAATGAACCACCAAATGAACCACTTCCTAGTACTGGTAAACCAGATACATAAGAACCTGTTTTGTAGTAGCCATTATTGTCGATTGAATCAACTTGTGGGTTTGGTACAGATGATACTCTTACATATTGAGAAGAGTTAGCATAAGAACCTGTAATGCTTATAAATGGATTACCATCACTATCTACTGTGTAAACTGGTTTTGTATCACCAATAACACGAGAGATATAGTTAGGTAAGTTTGGATCTAATGATAAGTTAGGCCAAGTTTCAAGATAATTCTTTTGAGCGTCGTTATCACTACCTGCACGGATAGCTAAGTTAAATGTACCACTACCAGTGTTTACATTTGTAATTTCCCAACGAACGTTAGTTGTGCTACCTGATGCTAAAGAACCAGCTGATAAGCTTGATGTGTTGTTCATTTGAGAACCCCAAGCTAATGTTTCAAGAGTGAAAGCGCCACTACCTGTACTTGTATTTGTTTGGTATACAGTTGCGTTTGCATAAGTTGCAACGTTTGCTGAACTACTAACAATACGAGTTACTAATAATGTTCTACCACCGTTTTGAAAATATTCACGAGCTGCTATTGAAGTTAAGTACTCGTAATAGTAACTACCACTTTTAAAAGTAGTACCGAATTTTGATTGGAATTCAGAATATGAAGTTACATAAGTTGGTATAAAAGGACGACCCAATACTGTAGGGCCTACAACAGCGGTTGCAGTGCCTGCAATACCTCTTTGTACTAAACTTTGATCTGATTCATTCTTGAATACTCCAGGAGAGATAATTTTTTCTGCCATTTTTATGTTATTTTTGGAATTTTATTAGGATTGACCTAATAATAAATATCCAAAAACCACCATAAACCGCGAAAATATTATTGAGCTGGTGTTATTTCACCAGTTTCAGGATTTATTGCACCATTACCATACACTGTTTGTAAAGTAGCAACTAATGCTGATTCTTTTTGCTCAATTGTTTCAAGATCTTTAATTAAACCTGCTTTATCGTCGCGTAGTTTTGCGATTTGTCTTTCAAATGTTAAAATTTGCGTTTCAGCAACGCCAATTTCAAACACAGTTTGATTGTACTTTGATTGTAAATCTTTTACAGATTGTAATTCTTCAGGAGTTAATTGTGACATATACTTTATTTTTCCCATTTTTTGCCTGGGCAGGCGTTAGGTCCCGCAGGACTAAATACTTTTTTGTTTAACGGACATCCACATAAACCACACGTGTATAAATCTAATAACTTAGTATAAGTTTTATGTTCGCACGTATCGCATACGGATGTACGTTGCTCAGCTAATAGCTTTTGTGAAGGCGATGGGCTAGCCGCAGCTACCCACGCCTGAAATATTTCACTAAGCTTGTTCATCAGCTACAACCAATTTAAAGAATGTAGGATAGTTACCATCTGACTCAATGCTTTCTAATTCACTAAGATTTACTGGTTTGTACTCTAATTCTTTTTCTTCTTGTAGTAATGCGTTGAATTCTGATTGAAATTCAATGAACTTTGGATTGTTTTTACCATCAACGATTTTACCTTCTTCATCTTTAACGATGTCGATGTACATTGGGATACTAATGTTTCCAGTTTCATCTGTTTCGCCGTGCTTTTTGATTAACTCTTCTTTAAGAGTTTCAACTGTTGTTTTCTCGGCAGCTACTTTCTTAGCTAATTCAGTTAACCAATATTTAGTTGTTAACTTTAATTTTTCAGCTAATAATCCAGCTGATACTTTTTCACCTGTTTGTTGATTCATAACTCCTGACAATTCACTGTCAAGATTGTAGAATTCATACAGTTTTAAACTGATTTTTTCCATAATTACTTCTTAGTTGTTTTTTTAGCTGCTGTTGCTTTTTTAGCTTTAGGTGCTTTAGCGATTTCTGTTTCAGCTTTAGCAACTACTTCTTTAACTTCTTCAACAATTGGAGCGATTGATGTTTCAACTTTCTCAATAGTTTCAGTAATTTTTTTCTTGTTGTTGTTATATACTAGAGCAACTACTACAGCAATAACAATGATTGAAATTAATAATAACATAATTAAATTTTATTTGTTTGATATAAATATATACAAAAGATAGGAGACAACCAAGTTTTTAGCAATCTACTACGTTTTCTGCGCCAAAAGCCGTTACTAATTTAGCTTTTAATTGAGTATAAGCATAAGTAAACACGGTTATGTCTAATACTGGTGTTAAGTCAGGTTTACCATCACCATCAAATAATGCTACAGTTAATACATCACCAATTACTCTATTATGAGCAAGTTTTTCATACATAGGTACAGGAATAGTAGCGTGAGATACTGAATCAGATTGTTGTTGAAATATTTCTAATCTAAAATTAGCTGATCCGTATTTGTTGATTTGATAATCAGAAATTCTTACATAGGCCTCAGATGTAATACCTTTATCAGTACCTATTTGTGTTGTAATTTTTAATCCCATTTTTTATATTTTAAGTTTTTATAATCCGTATCTTGTTTTAGTAAAATTATATAACGTTGTTATTTCAGATCCACTTAATGCTCTATTCCAGTGTCTCATCATTGACATATCACCAGTATAATAACCATAATCTGCGGCTCCAATTCTGCCCATCCAAGCATATGCTGTTCTATCGGCAGCACATCCACTATCGTATAGTGTACCATTTATATATAAATAAGGAACATTACTACTCCAAACAGATACAACTTGATAAAAAGTTGATGTACTAAATGAATAACCTGCTGTTGCTAAAATAGGAATGTAATCAGCACTATGAGCAATTATTTGAGCACCATTAGTACCTACAGCAATACCTGTTCCAGCATATGGGTTTTGATTAAGAGGCATAACAACATATCCTACTCCACTTAAACCAGCATATCTACTAGAGCCAGCACAAAAAGTACTATACATACTTTGACCTGCTTGAGGTCTTACCCAAATTTCTGTTGTATGAGTTGATGCAACATTAATAGCATTTCCTCCTTTATTTGAACCACCTCCAAAACTATAATATCCACCGTAAGCATCAGTACCAAAAGTTCCTCCTCCACTATAATGATTACCATTACCACTAACATCATACCAAGTACTACCACCTCCTGAATCTGGGTGAGCAGCATCTATATAAATTAATAATCCAGTTGTTATTCCTGCGGCAAATGATTTGCTATAGAAATCACTTAAAGAATATGGAGATGAATATTTTGAAAATGCAGCCATACCTAAAACATCTAATCCATAAGGGGAATTAGTTATTTTAAACTCGGTATCTATATCGTTAACTGATATTGTTCCTGATGATGGAGTAGCCATTATAACCTTGATTTTAATTCTTCAATCTGTGCTTGTTGTTCTTTTATTGCCTCAATAAGTACACCTACAATATTGCCGTAGGCAACACTATAACGCCCATCGGTTTCTTGCACTACTTGAGGTAATACTTCTTTTATTTCTTGAGCAATAACTCCTATTTGTTCGGATTTATCTTCTAAATCAGTTCTATTATAAGTAACACCTCTTAAAGCTAATACTTTAGATAAAGCATTATCTATTGTTTTAATATTAGTTTTTACTCTAGCATCTGAGTATGCTGTAACGTTACCTGTTGCTGTAAATGCAGCACCCCAAGTTAATGTACTTGAGTTTGTTAATCCTAAAGCGGCTGTTTGGTTGCCAAACGTAATATAACCTGCTGTTGCATCTTGTTGACCTTTAACTCTAATAGTATTAGCAGCGTTAACATCACCAATCCATGCATCATCGCCAACTTTAAAGTTAGTACCATTACCATTGTTTGTTGCTGCTACAGTATCAAATGTTGAGTTACTAGCAGTAACATTTCCATTAACATTAATGCTACCAGTAATAGAAAGGCTACCACTTAAATTGGTAGGACCTGTTACTATTAATGAATTAAAAGTTGGGTTACCAAACTGTTTTACTAAAGTTACACCTTGACCCATTATTTATTTTTTATTTTTAATCTACTGGTTGGTATAAAATTGACCATTGCCAAGTATATGTGCTGTAAGCTCCACTTGTTATTCTTATATCATTTCCTGATAAATTTATATTTACATTAGAACCATTATAAGTATTGCTAATTTGGCTTGTGCCACCACTTGGTAATCCTGTAACTATTGCACTTGCTAGATAGTATTGTGCACCTCCATTTAATCTACAATAAACATAATATACCCCATCTGTAGACATAGTATAAATAACTGCTGTGCCACCTGCTGCTATACTTACACTACCTTTAAAACTTTGATATCCATAAGGGGCGATTACTTGGCCTCCACTTGCAATACGCATTGTTTCACTTGCAGAACTATATGTACTTCTTCTAAATATTATAGCTTCATTTTGTCTTTGATCAATATATACAGGTGCTAAGCCTGTTCCATCTCCATTTACCCATATATCTAAACCATAACCTGCTGAATAATATCCTAATGTTAAAGCACTTGCACCTGGATAAGGGCAGTTTACTATTGCTCTATTTATTGTACCACTTGCTCCACTTATAGAACCTTGTCCACCACTTTGTAAAGACCCTATTGCAACATTATTAACAAATTTCCAACTTGGACCATCTGCTATAAAGTTTGTACCATCATAATAATGTCCACCTAAACTTGTTCCAGCTGCATTTTTAAATCTTATTAAATAATTACTATTAGCAGCTTGTGTTGTTAATGAATTTGCATCAGTAGCAGTAGAAGAGCCAACAGAGAACGAAGAAGGAGTTAAAGAAATAGTGCCAGTTGATGTTAACCCAGCACTTGTCAATGCTCCTGTAAATCTTCCTGTACCACTAACATCTAATGTATAAGCAGGAACAACATTACCTATTCCTACCAATCCACTTCCACTAACAAATAATCCATTTGGATTCATTGTTACAGAACCACTAAACACGTGAGTATTTTCTAATATAGAACCAAATCGCGTAGAACCAGTTACAAAATCAACACTTGACGTTATCGTCTGCACTACTAACGTAGTAGCAGTAATAGTTCCACTAACATTAAAGTTAGTGGCATACGATGATGTTTGAGCATACGACGCAGACAACGCATTAGAGCCGCTAATTACACCTGTAGTTGTAATAGCGCCTGACGAGCTAACAGACATTAGAGTGGTAGAACCACTAACGAATGTAATGTTGCCGTTAGCGTCTTGCTTTATTATATTGGTGAGGTTGGATGCTGATTGATTTTTACCCATTATTGTATATTGTTACGTTGTAATATTTCTTTTAGTGTGTCGTTTTCTGCTTTTAGTTCTTGGATTGCTTTTACTAAGTAAGGAACAATTGAAGTTGTATTGATAGTTTTAAAATCTTCATATGTTACATCTCCTACTATTTCTTCTTTTTTATCTACATCATCAGGGAATACATTTTCGTATTCTTGAGCTATAAATCCTACATTATTTAATTTATGTTTATTAGCCCAGCTTCTTTGAGATGCAAATTCATCTGTATAATCAAAAGTTACAGGATTTAAAAGTGTTATTTTGTCAATAGCATTTGTTATTGTATTGATATTTTGTTTTATTCTGACATCTGAGGTTTGATTCCATGTTGTTGTATTGCTATAGTTATAATAGTTTGTACTATTTGTCCATATAACACCTATACCTTGATATCCTAATGCTGCTCCACTATATCCATACATTATAGGACCGTTATAGGTTGTTGTGAATACAGTAGCGTGGTTAGCATCTGAAGCATATCTCCATCTAAGTGCATAATCATTTAATGCCATATATCCACCAGTTATATCTAATTTACAACCTGGGCTAGCAGTACCAATACCTACATCACCCCCACTTGTAATAGCCATTCTAGTTGTAGAATTAGTTTGAATATATAATGGTCTTGCATTATTAGAAACTAAATAAGAAGCGGCTTCATTTGCTTGTATTCTAAATGTTCCACCTGCACCTGTGGTGGATGTAGACATAATAAGATTATTATTGTCTGTTCCTGATACTTCTAATTTTTGGCTTGGACTACTTGTACCTATTCCTACAAGCCCCCCACTTGTAATACGCATTCTTTCTGAACCTGCATTAGTTTCAAAAGTTATATCACTTGAAGTACCACTACCAAATACCATTTTATTTGATTGAGAAAGAAGATACCCCCAATTTGTAGTAGTACCATTTGAAAAATTTATTGCATTACTTGTGTTACCTGATTTTCCAATAACTAATAAATCACTAGTTGCTATTGCAGTAGGTTGAGTAGTAGTTCCTATTAATACACTACCTGCTGAGGTTATTCTTATTCTTTCTGAACCATTCATAGTCCAAACAAAAGAACCAGTACCTGCTGTATAAACCTCAAAATTTTCATTTGCACTTGCAGCACCATGACCTATAGTCCAATCTGGAGTTGGGCTATTTGATCTTCTATATATTGTACCTGCACCACCACTAACTGTTTGTATTGTTTGATAAACAGTTCCTGATTTATATAGATGTAATAAATCAGTTGGATTGGTTAATCCTATACCAATGTTACCACTTGAACTAACAAACATTTTATGAGTATTAGTAGTAGAATCTGATATATAAAAATTACCATCAGTTCCAAATACAACAGCATTAGATGCAGCTGTTGTTGCTCCACCTCTTACTGAACCATTTAAGTATAATGTTGCTCCACCACCACCACTAGATATACTACCATAAGAACCAGAATTACCTATTGTTATAAAACCAGGACCTGATTGGTTAACTAAAATAGCAGAGCCTGTAATATTACCTGTAGAAGAAATACTTCCACTCACTAACACCGATCCAGTAAACGTCTGCGTATTAGCAATATTATTTCCAAACACATTAGATCCTGAAGAATATATTACAGATGAAGTAACTGTTTGTACTACTAACGTAGTAGCAGTTATAGTTCCACTAACATTAAAGTTAGTGGCATATGACGATGTAGATGCATACGATGAAGACAATACAGGTGATGAACCTGATAATTGTCCTGATGTATTGAGGGTTGCTAATGTAGTAGAACCACTTACAAATGAAACGTTACCGCTAGCATCTGTTCTAATTACATTACTTAAGTTACTTATATCTCTTACTTTGCTCATATTAGTTTATGTTGTTGCGTTCTAATTTTTCTTCTAATGCGGTAATTTTAGCGTTTGCTTCTTGTAGTGCTTTAATAGCATGATAAAATACTATATTATTAATAACACCGTGTTTATCTTCTGGATTATCTGGTACATCAACGGCATCAGGAATTACTTCTAATAGTTCTTGTGCTTTAACACCATAATCCCATCTTGCATTTTCAATAGGTTGTTTATTAGTATCAAGCATTTTGTATCGACCTATTTTTAACTGATTTATTAAACCTAAACTAGGGCCTAAATCAGTCCAATCTGTTTTCCATCTAGCATCTGATACACTTGTCCATCCTGATGCTGAGTTGTAAATTAAGTAAGCACCATTAGATGTAGATACATTTTTAACATAATATTTTGCATCTGTACCTGCATTAGCATCCCAAGTATCTGTAGCAGCACCACCATAGCCTGATAGTCTAATAGTTGCTGTATTTACAGATGCATTTGCCAATATATGTAAATTTGTAGATGGATTACCTGTACCAATACCCACGTTACCTCCATATAAAATAATCATTCTCTGAACTTCAGAGGGTGATGTATTAAATCTAATGTGTTGGTTTGTAGCACTAAAGGTTATCCCTCCAGGACCATCTGTATATAATCTTAATGTATTTGCAACTGCAGTACCTGATGTAGTAAACGAGTTAGCATATAAGTTAAGTTGACCATTATAAGAACCATTATCTAATCTTAATGTAGTACTTGATGCAGTTCCATCTGTTTGATTATATATTCCTGCTGCGGTATCTGCATTTTGGTTTTTAAGTACTGTTAAATTTTGATAAGGACTAGTTGTACCAATACCTACATTACCAGCAGATGATATCATCATTCTTTGTGTAGCAGAAGTAGCATCTCTAAAAAATAATCCCCCATCATTTGATGAATATATTTGATATTTTTTACCAGTTGTTGCAGTAGTTGATGTTAATGCTAATACAGCAACATTGCTGTTTGAAATTTCTAATGCAGCTTCAGTTCCTGATATACCTCCAGCTGGGGAAGATGTTCCTACACCTACATTGCCAGCATTAAAGTAAGTATAAGCTCCTGGTTTGGCAGATATTTGAATTGCTAGAGAACCACTTGAATATAAAAATATACCTCCATGAGCATTATTAGTATCAAGACCCAATCTACCAACTTCATAAGATGGGCTTCTCCAAGCTATCATATCAGTGCTATCTGCTTGAACAGTTAATGCTAAGTTAGGGGATGTAGTAGCAATACCAACTTTACTACTTGAACTAACAAATAATCCTCCATTATTAACATTTAATGCAGAACCAGTTATACTTACACTACCAGTAAACGTCTGCGTATTAGCTAATGAATTTCCAAATACATTTGATCCAGAAGAATATAGAACAGACGAAGTAATAGTTTGTACTACTAACGTAGTAGCAGTTATAGTTCCATTAACATCAAGACTACCACTTATTAGCATTGATCCGGTAATGGTATTAGTTCCTATAACGGTTTTAGAACCGCTTATAAACACACTTCCAGTAATTGTCTTAGTTCCTATAAATGTTTGAGAACCACTTACAGTTAAAGAACCTGTAATAGTATTGTCACCTACAATGGTTTTAGAACC